ATGGCTTTAACCGACTTAAAAATCCGCAGTGCCAAGCCGAAAGAAAAAGCCTATCGGCTAACCGACGCAGACGGGCTCTATCTCGATGTCCGCACGACTGGCGCCAAAATCTGGCGCTGCCGTTTTTGGATTAGCGGTAAAGAATCGCTGGCCACGCTGGGCGAGTATCCAGAGATGGGGCTATCTGCAGCGCGCAAAGAGCGCGATAAAGTCAAAGAGTCGGCAGCTAAAGGCCTGAACGCCAACAAAGAAAAGAAAGCGGCGCTGCTGATCGAGAAAGTCGAAAAATCGAACACGATGCGCGAAATCGCTGCAGAGTGGATCGAGGAAAATAAGCCACATTGGAGCCCAACTTACCTGCGCCAGGTAAATACATTCCTAGATCGCGACCTGCTTAATCATGTGGGCGATATGCCGATTAAGGAAGTCAGCAGCGCGCACATTCTAGGCTGCATCCGCAAAATCGAAGAGCGTGGCGCAAAGTCGATAGCAGTGCTGGTACGCCAGTGGGCGGGCGGGATTTTCCGCTACGCGATTGCCACACTACGCTGCGACGCAGACCCCACCTACGCCCTGCGTGGCGCGATTCGCATGCCGCCGCCCAAACATCACGCCCATTTAGACGCCAACGAGCTGCCTGATTTTCTGCGCAAACTCGACCAGTACCAAGGCTACGGCCTCACCGGCCTTGCGATCAAGCTGCTGATGCTCACCATGGTGCGCACCCAAGAGCTGCGGATGGCCGAATGGAGTGAATTTAATTTCGAGGCGAAGACGTGGACGATACCAGCTGAAAAAATGAAAATGCGCAGCCCGCATATCGTGCCACTATCCACCCAAGCACTGGACGTCATCGAGCAAATCAAAGCAGTTCATTTTAGGCACGGTAGCCCATATTTATTTCCGAATATGCGCCGCGCTGATGCCTGCATCACCTCTACCACGCTGCTGCGCGTGATTCAAATGATGGGCTACCAAGGCCGCGCCACCGGGCACGGCTTTCGCGCCACCGCCTCAACCATCTTGCACGGCCAAGGCATCAATAGCGACATCATCGAGCGCCAGCTGGCCCACTTAGAGCGCAACCGGGTCAAAGCGGCCTACAACCACGCCGAGTACATGCCCGAGCGCCGCGACATGCTGCAAAAATGGGCTGATTATCTCGATAACGCTCGCCAAATCAAACCCTAAAGATACACACTGATGTGTATTTTTTCTTGCTTAATGTGTATTGATGTGTATAATACATACATCAACAACAAACACAGAGAGGCCGGATGGATTCAACAACCCTGATCAAAATACTGAAAGCAAACGGGTGGCAGTTAGTGAGTAGTAAAGGCAGCCACCAAACTTTCAAGCACCCTGATTTCAAAGAGTTGGTTACAGTGAAACATCCTCAAAAGGACATCCCCACCGGAACACTGAACCAACACCGGAAAAAAGCAGGATTAAAATAGGAGACCGGCGAAAGCCGGTTGTCCTAGCAGGGTTTTAAATCTCATCGGGAACACCATGAAATATCCGATCGCAATACACAAAGATCCAGACAGCAGCTACGGCGTAACGGTGCCGGATGTGCCCGGCTGCTTTTCTGGCGGCGACACACTGGATGAGGCAATGGACAGCGCCAAAGAGGCAATTTTGCTGCATTTATCCACGCTGCTGCAGGAAAACATGCCTATGCCGGCCTTGCCTGCCGATATTGAAACCCATCAGCAAAATCCCGACTTTGCAGGGGCAATCTGGGCGGTGGTCGATATCGACATGTCGAAACTTGATGCCCAGGTTGAGCGCGTGAATATCACTATGCCGCGCTGGGTATTGGCGACCATTGATCAGAACGTAGGCAAAGGGAAACGATCAGCGTTTTTGGTTGAATCGGCCTTGAAAGCACTAAGTCGAACGGCCTAATAAGAAATAAACCCGCTATTGCGGGTTTATTTTTGCCCAAAATCACAGCCTCCAAATAATTAAGCCGCCTGCGCATCCGGCACGCTCACCCAGTCCGTCACGATCTCAGCCTGGTCGTCGTCCACGTTCACCGCGAAAGGAAACGTAATGCCGTGCTTGGGGTGAGTGAGCCAGAGCGCTTGGCGGGCGCGTTCAAAGCCGAAGTTATTGGCAAAGGCGTATTCGTCGTAGCCTTTGAGCGAGCCGTTGACGATCACGCGCTGGTGATGGATGTACTGGTGCCAGTGGCCGAGCAGCATCACATCGTAGGCCATGTCGATTTGACCATTGCGGCCGCGCTTTTTGTGGTCGCCGCGCAGGATCGGGCCCAGCGCGCCGATCATGCCATCACCACCCCGGAATTGATCGCCGTGGGTTAATAGGTAACGAGTGCCAAATACACGGTAATACGCATCAGGGCCGTCGGGAATGTAGAACGTGACGCGGCTGTCGTTCTCGAAAAGCCGCGCCAGCATCACATACGTGAGCCAGTCGAATGACGTGAAGTTGCGCCCCTTGGCGCGGATTTTGTGCGTATTGCGGCCATGATTGCCGGACACACACGGCACGAACACCGCGCCGAATTCGTCGGCCAGCGTCTTGATACACCACGCCAGCACGCCGATCAGATCATCCACCGTCGGCATGATTTCGATTTGATTCGTCGCCTGCAGCTCGTCGTGAATGTCACCAGAAACCATGTCACCGCCCAGCGCGAACACAATGCCCGGATGGCATGGGCGGGTGAATTCGTTGCGCAGCAGGCCGATGGTTTTTTCGATCAGCGCTTTGGCGCGGCGGTGGGCGATTTCGAGGTTGTATTCGTTGCAGCCGTTGATCTGGCGCGGGTCAACCACTTCGGCCCAGTGCCAGTCGGAGGCAAACAGCGTGGGCACACCCAAGCTGCCCTCCTCGATTTGCGGGTCGATCAGCCACTTGGGCAGCTCGAATTTGGTTTCTGCCAGCTGCAGAATCTTGCGCTTGATGAATTCGGCATCCAGCGTTTCGGCCTGCATCGCCTTGATCTGTGCGCGCAGCGTGCGCACCTCGGGATCGACCGCCGCCGCATCCGGTTTGCCGCCCGCAGCGGGCTGGGCAGCATCATTGACCGCAGGCTTTTTGGGCTGGGGCGCCACTCGCGGGCGATCAATCAAAGCCTTGGGGTCAACGGCCTTGATGCGGTTACGCGAAGCATCCAGTGATTGCCGCGTCACCCCCAGCGCCTTCGCAACATCCAAAATCAGCGGGTACTCGGCCAGATTGTTCCAAAATTGAACGACACGCTTTTGCGCATCGGTGAGCTTTTCAGCCATAGCAATTCCTTGTGACAAAAAAACCGCCCGAAGGCGGCTGGGTTATTCGAGTCGGCTCACGCAGGCGCAATCCCGTCGGCTCGGCACCACAAACACCAGCCAGAAGAAAAACATCTGGCCGAGCGCGAAGGCGAAGAAGAGCAGTAAGCTAAATTCAAACGGGGTGATCGTGACCATCGTCCACCTCCAAATTCGTTTGTGCGCAGAAAGCCTGGCACTCGGTCAACGTGGGCGCGGTCAGCTCCGGCCAGCGGCGCGAGTAGTCGAGCTCGCAGCTGGCGTGCAGCAGCTCGGGGTCGGCTAGTAGATACGGCAGTGACGCGGCAAACTCCGGCACGGCGTAGAACTGCGTCTGGATTTGCACGGCAGGCAATGGGGTATCCCCGCTGTGGCCAACGGGGTAAACGGCATAGAAGCTATACTCCCCACCCGTGTCTGGGTCGAAAGCCTTGCCGATCTTGGCGCAGATTTCCGTCAGTGACGTCGGCGCGGTCAGCTTGATGCTCGCGGTGTAGCTCATAACGTCACCCCCGGAGTCAGGCTGGCAAGATAGCGCTCGATGATCAGGCACTCGGCGTCGGTGAGTGCGGCGGGGAAGTAAGCAGCGCCGAAAACTAAGCCTTTTGCGGGGCTCAAGCCGCTGTTATTTGCTCCAATCGACAAAGGCCTGATCAACGAGCTATACACATCGGACGCATTTCTGATTGTTGCCCCATTCTCTCTGACTTTGCGCAAACCAGTGGCCGCTACCGCGCTCAGAATAGAATTGCGGAGCATGCCACCACCATACACTTGCCCCGCCCCAGTTCCCGTCGCGACGCCGCAGAAAGCAGTTGGGTCGGTGTAAACAGTCATTCCGTTGCTGCCAACACCCTTGGACATAATGTGGCCAGAAACAGCTTGCTTATCAAAATCCTTCGCAACAATCATCGACTCAGCCGCCACCGCTGGCAACGTAGCCGTAGCGATTGAGTCGTTTGCGCCGTCAAAATCCCACGCCCACGTCCATTCCAATACCTCGCGGACGCTGATGCCGTCTACATCAGCCACAGTAGACGCCGCATTAGCCTGAACAACGATTTCTTGAAATGTGCCTGCCGCGACTAAAACTTCAGAGTAAACACCAGTCGCGGTACGACTAGCACCGACGGTAGCCCCCATGCGACCCAGATTCACACGAACGATCCCGCTTACATAGTTTTTAATCTCATAAGTGACTAGGTAATGTTTGCTGTTCACTATTCCGACCGTTTGGTTTGCGTAATTTCCGCTCGCTGGGTTAGCTATCGACAACACACCAACACCCACTGAAAAACCGGATTGCAAAGCCCACCCCGCCGAACCCGCCGAAAAATCGCCATTCGTCACCAGCTCTGGGCCTAGGCGCAGCGGAACACGCCGCAGCATGGCTTTGTTGGCCGAAGTGGCTTGCGTCATCGGTCGCAAACCATTCAGATCGGTCGCGAATCCGAGCGGCGTATCTGCAGCCGATGCACCAGTCCCATTTGACTCGACAAAGTTGTACTGCGGGCTGGGCACCCACAAGCTGCCCTGCTTTTGCTGCACCACGGCCAGAGCCTGGGCGAGCAAGCTGGTTTTTAATGCGGCGGCGGGATCAACGGCAAAGCCTTTATTCACCGCAAAGCCCGGTTTGATTGCGAAGCCTTTGTTAATGGGAAAGCCCGGCTTGATCGGGAACCCCATGATTACACCCGCGCCTGCACGTTGACGGTTGTGCCCGCGCCGATGGCGGTGACACTGAAGCGATAAAAGCCGCTGAGCGTGACTTTTTCGCTGTAGGATTCAACAACATTTGAACCGCTCAGAGCCAGCGGCGCAGGCAGAATCGACACTTCTTTGGCCGGATCGCCGTCGGGCGAGACCAGAATATCGACTGTGGCTGAGAGCGCGCCTGATGCCGATGCAATCACCCAAAAATTGACCGGCACATCGATGCGCGTGGGCGTGCCACCACCATCGGCAATACCGATTGCAGTGCGCGTGCCGAGATTAAATAAGTAGCCTGGATAGCTCATGGTGCTGCCCCTGTAATGATTGAAACGTAGTCTTGCAATGCGGTCAGTTGCCGGATGGCGATGTCGCCGTCGGCCGTGATGCTGATAAGGTCTGCAGAAGTCTCGCCGTCAAGTTCGCATCGCGCTTCTGCATTAACGCTGCTGGCGGCGGCTGAATCGAAGGCGCCGAGGGTGGCGGGCTTTGCGGGTTTTGCATACAGCCGCACAGCACGAGTGCGAGCATCACGCAGCAGTTTGTCGATTTCGGTCTGTGCATCGGTCATTTCCTTCTGATGTTGGGCATCAAGCGCGGCCGCTTTGCTGGCCTGCAGCTTGTCCCGCGTGCGCTGCGCGGCTTGGGCGTCTAGCCGGGCTTGCTGCTCAGCCGCGATGCGCTTGGTGTCTTTGAGCTGCCAGCTTTTTTCTGTCTGCGTCGAACCCAGCCACGCACCGCCCAATGCAGCAGCGACGAGCAGGCCTACACCGAGCAGGATTTTGTACGGCGTGGGAATAAGGCTGATCTTGAACATTCGTTCGATACCTTTTTAAGCAAGCCAATAGACGCCAAGCCCTACGCGGGTGCTGCGATGCAGCGGGCAAAGTTATCCACTGGCTTTGTGAGTTAAAACCGCAAGAAGCCCTTGCAATCGGCGATCTTTCGCTTGCGCCGCGCCACTTCAAAGCCCTCGCGTGAGCCCTCATCGTTGGTATTGCCTTCGATGGTGAAGACATAAATCCCGATCACGGCTTCCACAATGCCGGTATGCCCCTTGCCGCCGCCAAAATCCATAATGAATACATCACCCGCCTGTGGCGCACCTTGCACGCGATGAGCCTTGGCTTGGTTCCACATCGCTAACACGCCGCCAGTACGCGGCACGGGGTTGCTGATCTTGAGCTGGCTGGCCGCCTGCATAAATTTTGCGTACACGAAAGCCGCGCACCACGCCGCCGGAAAACCAACCCCCACCGCGGCCAGCAGACCTTTGACGTAATCACCCCAATTGCTGCCCTTGGGCACTTCGCCCTTACCCTCGTCGGCCACGGCCAGCTTTAATGCTGCATCACTCAGCTTGCTCATCACTTGTCCTCTTGTTGATCCAACCTTTTTTTTCCAGAAACAGCCGGGCCCAGTGCTCGACCCCAGACTGACCCAGCGTGCCCAGCCCACAAGCCACCCCCACCAGGGCGAGTGATGGCGCAGCAAACCACAGCAGCAGTGCCAGTGCCGTCATGCCCAGCACGCCGTTCAGCACCGCGCGCCCGAGCAACACTTTCCAATTCGGCGCCGCGCCCGTCGCCAGCGCCCGCGCGACCGGCACAATGGCGGCCACCACAAACAGCAGCCCAATCGTTTCCCAAAAATTTTTGATTTCTTCGCTCATTACGCCTCCCGGACGTAAAAAAACCCGCTCGATTGAGCGGGCGGGTTTACTTGATTTGATAGTCGAGCAAGGCGACCCCACTCAAGGCTGCGATTTCATCTTTCATTTCTCGCTGCCGCGCATGGATCGCTGCGCCACGCTGCACGACTACACTCCATAACTGCTGCAACCCAGCGATGTCCATCGCCACATTTACATTGTCGGCACTCGTCCAGTACCCCAGTGGGTTTGATCCCGCAAGCAAAGCAGACTGAATGCGATCTCGCGCAGCTTGGTCGGTATCCCAGCGATGCCCCATGTGATCAACACCACCGTTCTCTTGCTGGTCGCGCCAGCGCTGGATTTGGCGGTGCAAGTCAGCCCGCAAGGCTTCGTCGGATATTGTGTACGGCGCAATTTCACCATAGTCACCCGCCACCGCCGCCGCGTATATTTCGCGGCCCATTATTTCTGTGTCGTCTGGTGTCGCGGTGAACGGAATCCAGCCCAATAAATGATGCTCAATTTCGCAATCAATCCCGCCCGTGCTGTTGTGTTTCGGATTTTTGATCTTCATTTATGCGATCCTTTGCGCGAGTGCAAACTGATAGGATGGTCTAATGGCATTGAGTAAACGCCACGTGCCACTGAAGCTAGCCCCAGATGGGAAAATCTGGTCCTGATTCAACTCAACCGTCAGAAGGCTACTCCCCGCAACGACAGAGCCAGCGGCAAGCGTAGTTGAGGCTCCGTTCCAACAACAAAGCGCAAACGAGCCCACCGCGCCAAAGCCAATGTCGGTAGTGACTACACCTTTCACTGGCTGATACCAAAGGCACAACCAATTGCCCGACCCCAGAGACACCACTTCCATCGTATCGCCTGCTGCCACGGCCAGATTCCCTGGGTTTGGCAAAATTAAGCTTGTTGCATTGCGAACTAGTGTCAAAGCCGAGGTAAAGCGCAAGACACGCCGCAGGCCCGCATTCGCCACACCAAATGACGAGATGGTTGTCGTGCCTGTAATCGTGATGTTTTCTGTAGTCGTTGCGCCGATATTAGTGGTGGCCGCTGATGGCACATTGGCCGCTGCCGCGTAAGGGAAAGAAAATTCAACCCCATCACCCGCGGCGTTGACGACTAAAGCCTTCCCCGCGTTACCAGTCAGACTCGGTAAGCCCGCAGCAGATTGGGCGGCCGCTGCTGCTGCTTCTGCTGTATTTTTGTACGCCAGCGCCTGATCTTTGCTTTGCGCTGCCGCCGATGCACTACCCGCCGCTGCCAATTCGCTCGCACTGGCGGCGCTGGCGCTACCGGCGGCGGCGTTTTTAAGCGCCGTCATCGCCGTTGTAAACGCACCGCTCAAGTAGCTGGCCAGCGCATTAATCTGCGTTGTCCAGGGCACCAGCGCTGCCACAAACACATTGGCTTTGTCGGAAAAAACATCCCCATCGTCGGTGCGCGCGGGCACTGGCGGCAATGGATTAATAGTTGGCATTTCGTCCATTAAATCAACCCTTTAATCGTTAAATTGCAGTCGGAGATCTCGGCGTACTGGATCACGGTCGAGAAATCCTCAAAAATGCCGTACACCACGGTGACATCGTATTGCTCGCTGGCAATCCACAAGCACGGTACCGAGAGCAACCGGGTAAAAAAAGCATCCATGGCGTCGAGCTGGTTGTTCGGCAGCTTCATGGCCCACGTCACTTCGCGGGCGTTATTGCCTTTTTTCAGATCGTAATTGCCCCAGCGGTCGCGCTCGCGGCGGCTGAAATCGAGCAACGTATGCCGCGCCCCGGCTTCAACGCCGTAGCCGAACTTGACGACGCGCCCGACAATCAGCGTGCCGCACTGCGCATTACCGCTGGCGACGCTGAGCGTGAGACGGATTTTGGCCGTGGCGTAAGCGGGTAAATCGGTGAGCACCAGCGTTTTTCGCCGACGAATCGGTGCAAAAAACCATGACCGCCAGTCAAGCACTTCGCTGTTGTCAATCAACTGCACCGTGCGGTCGTACACCGTACCTTCCAGCGGGTCGATCACTTCAATGCGCGCCGTATCGGCATCGAGATTGAGCAGGCCGATGGCATCGCACACCCGCCCCGGCGTGATCTCGACGACGATACTGCCCGCGTGGGTAGTGGCCGTGCTGTTGATGCTGTCAAACATCGCCCAGCGATTCGTTGGGCCTACGCGCAGCCAGCTGGTGGTATCCAGCTCGGGCGCGGTGGTGCCCGCGCCTGCGGCTGCACGCTCGTACACCGAATGGGTTTGCGTGCGGATCACCCGCGCGCCCACGGCGTAAGGCGAGCCCGACACCCACGCGGGATAGTCAGTCTCAAGCACATTGCTGGCGGTGAGCTTGCTATCCACCACCGCCAGCGGCTCGACAATTTTTAACGTCATGTACGCACCTCGGGTTGGCCTTCGTTTTCCCAGCGTTTGAGCACTTTGGCCGTGCTGGCGGTGTTTTCAGCAATCGCCCGATTTTGCGCGGCGGCATCGCTGCGCAGCGCTTTGAGCTCGGCCAGCAGATCGGCATTGGCTTGCGCCAGCTGCTCGATGCGCGCTTCGGCGGCGCTGCTGCGCTCGCCCTGGGCTTGCATCAATACCACCAGTGCTTCGGCATACTGCTGATGCGCGGTTTTTAAATCGCGCGTCTCTTGCCAGGTGCCGTTGGCGATTTCCAAGGCTTCTTTAGCGTTGACCAGCAGGCCATCGAGCCGCTCGATATTCGCGTCAAACTGGTCTTTTTCCAGCTTGATTTGATCGTCGAGCTTTTGCTGATTGTCTTTGTGCTGCGCATCAAGCAAGCCCAGCTGGTCTGCCGAGCTCTTTTCAAACGCGGCAATCGAGGCCGAGCCACTGCTTTGCACCGCCGATAGGCTTTGCTCCAGCAGCGCAATCTGACGATCTGCGCTGCTGATCTGGCCAGTTGCAGCGCTGCCCAGCTCACGCAACATGCCGGCCACGCGCAATTGCTCGCGCAGAAAGTCTTGTTGCGAGCCAAACAAACCCTCGTCGAGCCGGTCCAGCCCCTTGAGTTGATCGGCAAAGCCTTCGCTCGGGTTAAACTGCCCCTTGCGTGACAAATCCAGCGCTTGCGCCAGCGCCTGCTTGGCTTGCGCATAGCGCAGCTCGCCAAATTGCACCGAGCCGGAAGTCACGCGGTCGTAAGCGCTCGTCACTTCCCCGGCCAGACTGCGCCAGCGGTCAGCCACGCCCCGCGCCGCATCGATCTGCGAGCGATAACCCGAAGCTAGATTGTCGGCCTGCGTACGCATGGCCTGCAGCTGGTCGCTGTTTTGCTTGATCAGCAAAGCCTTTTGGTCGTCAAACGCCTTGGTCTCTGCGTCTTTCTGCGCCTGCAGCGCATCAAGCCGCACATTCAGTGCTTTGCCAGCCGCGGTTTTTTCAGCCGCCACGCTGCGCTCTAAACCAGCAAAGGCCGATGAGGCGGCAGCGCTCAGACCATCGAGTGCGGCTTTTTGATCCTGCAGCGCGGTAATCTGGTCAAACAGCGCCCAATTGCTGGCGTCGAGCGCGTTTTTTTCCCGCTCACGCAGCGCAACCGTGTTGCCTTGTAGCTGCAGCAGCTGAGTTTCCAGCCCATAGCGCTCGCTGGCCACTTCTTTAAACGATTTGGCCGCATTGGCTGTGTCGTTCAAGATCGGGTTCAGCTCGGCAAACGTGCCTGCCACTTGCAACAAAGTGCTGTAGGTCTTGCGGCCGGATTCGCTAGTCAGATCTTGCGAATCGACCAACGCGCGGAATGCATCGCGGGTCGCGGGCACGGCCACGCCGACCCCGGACAGGCTGTCGGTCATGTTTTTCAGCGCTTGGGCGCTGCGCTCGGATTCAGAATAAAAATTCTGATAATAGCTATTGATACTGCCCGACAAGCCTTCCAGCCCACCGTTGAGCGCCAACAGCGCATCTTTGGCGTCGTAGCCGAGATTGGCCAGATTGCCGAATGGCATCAGCGCAATCAGGGCGCTGAACTGCTGCACCTGCGTGGCCTGCGCGCTGATCTTGGCGACCATCTCGCCCACATCGCCACCGGCATCGATGATGCTGCGCACCGCGGCGGGGATGTCTGATTTGCTCAGCGCATCAATGATCGCGCCGTTGAGCTCGGCAGAGTATGCTTTGGCGGCCTCATCCGCGCTGAAATTACCGCGAAACGACTGCGCAAAGGTTTTACCAAACACACTGCCATCGCTGAGCGTGCCCCCGGCAAAAACGCCACCTTTGCCGCGCGTACTGGTTTCCAGCCCGCCGTAAGCACCGGTGACGGAAACCGTAGAACCCACGGCATTCAATATACCGTTGGCGGTTTTGATCATTTCAGCCAGCGATTTGCCCGCCGCACCGCCAGTAAAATCGCCGCCACTCGGGCCTTCTGACTGCCAGATTTGCCCTGCTGCGTTTGCGCTAAAGCCAGCGCCGCTGCGGGTTTCGCCTTTGAATGCCCCTTTGAGCAGCGAAAAAGCGGCGATAGCTAGGCCGATATAGGGCACTGCGGCGGTAATGCCGCTAGCCAAGCCGCCCAGCGAAGTGGCCAGTGAGCTGGCGGCGGCTGTGGCTCCCTGCCCAGCGACTGATGCAGTCCCCAGCCCTAAACCCAAAGCGGAAGCCGAAGTACCGATCTGGCCGATACCCAACAAGCCAGCGCCCTTGGTGAGCAAGGTGCCCAGCCCACTGGACAGGGTATTGAGCATTTCTGTATTTTGCGTGGCCGCATTTGCTGTACCCGCAATACCCCCAAGCCCCAGCGCATTAATGCCACCCACCACGCCAATCTTGACCAGAGGCTGCAGCACGGTGGACTTGAACATATTGACTAGCGAGTCGCGGAAATTTTTGGCTGCGTCTTTTCCGCTCTCAAATCCCCGCATTAGCGCATCGCTAATACCTTGCGTCATGCTATCGGCGGTTTTTTGCCACTCTTCCCGTGATTTACGCGCTGCATCGGCGGCGATTTTGGCTTGCTCAGCGCCAAATTCCGCATCGGCCAGCTGCTGCTGATAGCCCAAGGCCTCACGCATTGCCGCGATCTGGTCTTTGAGCAGTTTCAGCTCGGTATCCATCGTATTAATGCCCGCGCCGCTGGCCGCTTCGCGCTGCAGATCGGTGAGCAATAGCTCTTTTTTAGCTAAATTCAGCTGGGCGATTTCGACTTTGCTCAAGCCGAAAATCTCCGCTTCCTGCCGCGCCGACGCAACCAGATCGGCATTGGCCTTGGCGGCCTCGGCAAAGGTTTTGTTCAACCGATCAAGCTCTTCACGCGCAAACTTGGCGCTGCGCAGCTTGTCGATTTGCGCGGTCCAGTCATCCAACTGCTTGGTGCTGTCCGCCAAGGGTTTAGCGAGCTTTTCAGCCTCGAGGCGCAGCTTGCCAAATTCATCTAAACCCTCTTCAGCCAAGCGCTTGGATAGCGATTCGCCGAAGCTGGCGGCGGCTTCAGTGGCTTTTTCAAATGCCCGCTGAGCTTCGCTCACCCCCTTGGAAACATTGGAAACCGCAGGCTTGAAGCTATTATCCAGCTCGGCACGCAGCTCCTGATAGGCTTTTTTGGCCTGCGCAATCGCCACCGGATTACCAGCAGCTTCGGCCAGCGTCTTGCCGTATTTCGCGCCCAATTCTTGCACCGCAGCGTCATACCGACCCGCACGGGTAAGCCCCAGAAAAGCAGACAAGGCATTGCCAGTTGCCGCTGCCACACCACCCATCTGCGCTTTTAAACCCGCCGCCTGATCGGTAGCCAGCTTTAATTCAGCGTTATATTGCTTCTGCTTCGCACTAGCGGCTGTGATTTCGCCTTCAACCCCCGCAAGCCCGACCTTCAAACGCTCGGCCATGACGGGATCTGCAGTTGAGATTAATCCCTGAATGCGGTTTTTCTTTTCATTCAGGGCTTCTAATTGCTTATTGACCTCACTCAATCCTTCATTGAGATCGCCCACTACACCGGTGCCAAATTTGCGCTCTTTCTGCAGCTCATTGAGTCGCGCATCAGCCCGTTCAATGGCACCTTCGCTACTATCCCCCCATAGTGCCCACGCAGCAGATCCTGCCATCAGTAAAGTGGTAACCACACCGATTGGACCACCAAGCAACCCCACCGCACGTCCCAACATCGATACACCCGCACCAGCGGCTTGCGCAGTCGAATTCGCAACAATTTGCGCTTGGGCAAGATGACCAGAGGCCACGGCTGCCGCTTCGGTCGCCAAAGTTTGCGCTTGTCGCACTGCAACAAGCTGAGACCCTACAGACGCCTGAGCTCGCTCAGCTGCAGCCAACTGCAAACTGAGCGCGGCCATTTCACGCACACGGGCGGCACGGCCAGTGTCAGATATTTGAGCCCGGAGACGGACTTGCTCAAGCTCTATTTCTGCCTTGATAACCTGAATGGTCGAAGCTAAGCGCGCACGATCATCTGCGATTTGCTGCTGCGTAGCCAGAGTTGCATTACGGGCCGCCAGCAGCTTTGCATCGGCCGCAGACTTTTCAGCTGCGGCGCGTTGCAGCGCCGATTGCGCCTGCAAGGCCGCATCACGCGCCGCCTCCCGGCTCGCCACTGAAGTAGCCAGCGCAGCCTGTGCTGCCTGCGCCATGCTTGCCACCACCCGCCCCGACAAAACAGCCGCCAGACCTCCGGCGACGACAGCCAAGGTATCCATATTATCCGCGACCACACGAATGGTCGCAGTCATGGCGCCGCCAACGCCAGAATCGTTGATCTTGCGGAAAGTACCATCCCAGGCATCGCCCAGATTGGAAATCGCGCCTTCCATCGTCGCCATTTTTTCGGCGGCGGCGCCGGCGAATTGAACCTCACCCAAGCGGCGCAAATAGCCCTCGATCTCTTGGGCGTTGTTTTTTACTGTGGTGGTGACGCCTTGGAATGTAAGCTGGAATTCCTCGCCATTCTTCTGCGCGGTAATGCCAAACTCTTTCAGCCGTTCCATCTCACCCGTGGCGGCATCGGCGACGGCTTCAATCATCTGGGTCAGCGGCTTACCCACCGCCGCTGCGGTATTGGCGTAGCTCTCAATCGCCTTGGCAGACGGATCAAGCCCCAGGTTTTTCAGCTTAACAAATGCACCGACTGTATCAGCCAGCGACTCGGGCAGATCGCCAGCAAGGCCTTGCAGCTCGGCAAACTTGGCCTTAGCCAGCTCAGCCGAACCGGTTGCGGTTTTCAACTGGGCATTGAGATTGCCAAATTCGCGCTCAACACTCACCAGCTTTGATAGGCCGGCAGCGGCGGCACCAGCCCCAAGCAAAGCCTGAGTAAAATCAGCAACGCCACTGCCTTGAAACGCCGACACGGCCATGCCATCTACACGACTGAGCGAATTGGCCAAGCCCGCAGCAGCAGCGGCAGAGCCATTGAGCTGGTTTGCCATTTCGCGCGCAGCACGCGCCACAGCGCCCCCACCCTGCCCGGCACTCCCCAGATCACGATCCATTTTGCTGATCGCATCACTGGCACGCCGGGTGCCCGATTCCACACCCTGCGTATCGGCAGTAATCTTAATTTTGACTTGATTATCAGCCATCTTTTTTCTCTTTCGCCCAGACCGTGAGCGTTTCGATTTCGAGCTGGCGCAGGGCGTCGAACACGGCGGACTTCTCGCCGGGCTCAATGCCCATGCAGTCGTACACCATCGGCAGCGCGCTGTAGTCCAGCCCTGTCTCACCCCCAAAGCCCACGCGCCACTGGGTTTGCATGGCTAAAAACACACTCAGCGCAGTCCAGTGCTCGGGGTAAACCTCGACCTGATCGGGGGCGTCATCGCGCGGCGTAGCCCACAGGGCCATTAGCTGGGGCGGCACATCACCAAAGGCGTCGGGCACACCGCCAGCGGCGGGCGCCTTTTTAAGCCGGTTTTGGGCAAAGCGCCGCGCGATGGCTTTTAGTTTTTTGTGGGTGCATCCACAAGTTCACGCTTGAAGGCGGTGAAAATCTCGCCCCCGGCTTTCGGGTAGTTGCTGCACAGTTCAGCCAGCGCTTCTGGGCTAAACTCGGCATCAAAGCCTTCCCAGCCGGTCACAATCTCGGCCAGCGCTTCACCATCGGTCTTGCCTTCGAGACCTTCAAAAAAGGCCTTGATCTGCGGGCGAACCAGGTGTTTGAAGGTGATCTTGACATTGGCCGGCTTGGCTTCACCCGGCAAAGACAGCGCAACAGCAGCGATAAAAGTGGGGTTTGGTGTGAGTTTGAACATGGTTTTTTCCTGGCATAAAAAAGCCCGCCAACTGCGATCAGTGGGCGGGCGGGGTTAAACTGGATTGAATTGGATTTGTGCTTGGGTCGCGGATTAATACGACACGTAGCGCGGGCGGCTATTCATTGAAATACTGATTTTGGTTTCCACTGGCTTGCCGTCCGAAATGCCGGTAGGCAGCGAATTGGAAGCAATCTCGCCGAAGAACAGCATGTCCATGCCGCCTTTGAAGCGAAATTTGAACGCCAGTGTTTTGCCGCTATCGGCCGCTTGCTGGATGGCCTTCATTTGCGGATCGAGCGGCTTCCACAACAGTGGGATTTCAAAGTTGATGGCGCTGGTGGAGATCTGCTTGCGGCGTTTCACCTTATCCCACAGTAGCTTCCATTCCGCATACTCTGGCTCACCGCCCGAGCTGGAGAAGCCCGTGGCGAGGGTGATCTCATTGCCCAGCGTCACCACCTTCATCTTGCCGGACGTGAAGGCGTCGTAGCCAGTGAAGTCCTGATCTTTGGCTTCAAAGGTATTGGCCGTGCCGTTGACCGCCGATACCTGTACCAGCGCCTGGTCGATCTGAGTCATGCCGAATACATCGTACAAGGCCACCAGATCGCCATTGACCGGATCAGTACCGGCATAGGTAATCACAGCGGGATTGCCCGCGGTAACCGCAGTGAGGTTTTGCGCAGCAGATTCTGCAGACTGGAAGTAAATCCGGGTTTCATCAGGGAAGAACATTTTCAAACTCCATAAAAAAACCGCCAACTAATCGAGATCAACTGGCGGTTTGGAAGGGAAAAAACAGGAAAAACTAGCGCTGGCCGAGTGGCAGCTGGTAGGTGGCCGTGAAAATCACCCGCTTGATGGCATAGCTGCCATCACCCATCTGCGAGTGTTCCCAGCGATCTCCTTTCCATACCCAGCGCGCATCACCGAGCCGATCAGCCGCATGAATCGCGGCATAAATCTGCGCATCAGCGGCCTCGATCATCGCGACCGGATCAACCCCGCGCGCCAGCACTGAAATGGCATAAGGCTGATCGGCCACGGTATACCCACACACCTTTAGCGCCGATGGCTCGGCATCAAGCGGCACCACAATCACCGCCAGCGGTACCGTTGACGCAAAAGCGGCGTCTTCGGTAGGCGCAATCGCCACCGTGGGCAGCGTGGCGCGGATCGTGTCGGTGAGGGCATTACGGATGCGTTCGAGTGCGGTCATGGGGGGGATACCTTTTGTAGTGAGGCGCTTAAAAAACCATTACCTGCGGGCGGCGTTGACACCCGCCAACGCTGGTTTTGCCAGCGTTCGTGCAGCAAAATCAGCTCGGTATCCACATCGATCACGACATCAAGGCTGGTTGGCCATTCCAAACGAACCGTCAACGCCTGAAAGCCGAACTGAGGCTGGCTTTCTTCGCTAACACCCAACTGAACATCGACGGAGCCTTGCTCAGTAAAAATGCGCACCCACTCCAACAGCCCATGCCGCGCAAACGCAGTAAAGAAGCGCGCCGGAGTCATTAACGGATAGTGCCGTCAAGCAGCACGGCGGCTGTGGTATCGCCGCTGGACTTGGCGGCAACATAAGCGCCGATCAAGGTGTTACCGCTGGCGGTGGGTGTTGTGCGCTTATTGGTATTGTCCCAATAGGCTTTGGCACCCACGGTGGCGGTATCGGTATTGAGCGCAGGCAAGGTGAATACCCCTTCCCGCTTCACTTCGACGGGCGCACCATTGGCTGCCGCCGTGGCGGCAACACCGAACACCGAGCCCACCAACACCGCATCACCGCTGGCCAATGCCGCTGGCGCCAGTAGCGTGATGACTGCACCAGGCTGAATAAAATTTTTCATGTTCAATATCCTTGAGTAGAAATAAACAAGCCCACCGAAGTGGGCTGATTCATGCGCGATTAAGCGCCGACGTTACGGGTAATCCAGCGGTAATCACCAAGGCCCACACCCACATCGAGGCGCGCTTTAATCTCGATGCCATCGACGTTGAAGCCTTCGCGCGTTTCGGTGTAGAGGCCTTCCTGACCTTCGAGATAGGCAATCTCGATGGTGTCGGTACGGGCTGGGCCGGAGGCCAGATAGAACGATTTATTGTTGGCGTTATCCAGGCGCGCCTCGAAAATCGGCGTGTAGGCATTCTGGAATACGTTCACATCGCCGGTTTTGGCCGCGGCCACCGCGGTCAGTAGCTTTTGCGCCGTCGTCATTTGTGCCACTGGGCAGAGCAGGAAATTACCCTGCAGATTCATCGGCTTGCCCGATTCGTTTTTCTGCAGCGCCAATAGCTGGCGCAATTCAGACAACGTGGCCTCGGAAAGTGAGCCACCCGCGCCAGCAACGTTACCGTGGTCGGCGTGGAACAGAGATTTGCCATCCATCATCGTTGGATTACCGGTAATCAAGCCCCAGACCAGATCGCTTTCCAGATCGGCCGCTTCTTGCGCGAAAAAGCGCGGAATGCGGCTGAACGCATCCAGATCATCGTTGATGATGGTTTTGCGGGTGATGGCGATGATCTTGCCGTAGGTCTCAACCGCGTATTTTTCACCGCTATCAGACAGCTTGCCGTACTTGTATTCGCCGTGTTCACCGACTTTTTCCAGCTTGAGCTGACCACCCATGCGGACAATGTACTTGTCTTTGAAATCGGTAGCGGTAGCACGATTAACCAGCGGCCAGAAGGTCTGGCCTGCTGCTTCGTAGTGCTCACGCAGGCTGCGATTGATGGTGGCGGCGGTGATAAAGCCAAAATCACTGCTACTGTGCATACCTGCCGCGCGGGTTTGATTGAGCGCGAGCGCGGCGATCTCATCGACGGTCAGGCCACGGGTATTGCCGCCAGCCGCTTCCACGCAGGCGCGCGCCATATCCGACAGGCGCATACCACGATATTGACGAGCATTATCCGACAGCGCTTTGCTCGGGTCGGCACGATGCGCCAAGGCTTCCTGCATGCCTGCGCGGCGGGTTTCGGTTTCATCGACCGTGGTTTGCACATGCGGTGTGCGCGTTGGGTTTTTCTCGCTACGCGCGGCCAGCTGCTTGATGATTTCGGTATTGGCATCAGCAACACTGGCACCACGCTCGACCAGATCATCGGCAATAGCCGCATCCAAGCCTGCCGAGCGCACATTGGCGCGAATCTCTGCGGAACGCTGACGCTCTTCCTGCTTAGCCGCTTCACGAATCGCGGTTTGCTCTGCGGCCAATTGTTCTGGGGTTTTATCCATGATTTCCTCATTACGTTGTGATTCAAGATCGGCGGATGCCGGAGGGTTTACTGCGTTTTCGCCCTTGGGTGGGCGCTCATCAGGTCCGGCATCCGCCGCACGCTGGATGATTTCAATGTCTACGGGAAACTCCCGTAGCTGCTGATCGGGCTTGGGTGGCGGCTCGCAGCGCACGGCGCAACCCACATCAGCCGGAATCGGCACCAGACTGATTTCGTAGGGCGTCCAGCGCGTGGCGGTGTAAGTCCAGTTGCCTTCTTCGTCCTGCTCCATGCGCACCCGGTTGATCACGTAGCCAACCGAAACATGGCGAATGATCTGGTCCTGAATGTCTTGCCACAGGCCGGTGCGGTCTTCACGCTTGGAAAACTTAACTTCGGCCAGCCCTTCTGCCTCATCAAGCCAGGCGCGTTGGGTTGAGCCCAACACCGATTCAAGCGACCAGCTGTAATGCGAATTGAGCAGCGGCGCACCCGCATTCAGCCGGGTCATATCAATGGCATCCGGCGAGACATCAAGCACTTCGGTGTAATAGCGCTCGCGATACCAGTCGTAACGCCGCACCGCGGCGCCCGTGGTCCAGCACAATGTCAAATTGCGCTGATCACCATCGACGCTAAGCACCGGCGCGGATCGGGTGGCGAGTGGCAGGGTGTTGGCTTGTGTCGTATTGCTTTGCGACATACCCACTCCAATAAAAAACCCCGCACTAGGCGGGGTTGTTAGGTTGATCTGGCTCGGCCGCTGATTCGGCAATCGGCACGCCGCCATAATTGAGCGTAATGCCTGCGGCTTTGGCCAGATTGTGTGTGGCGACGATCTTGGCCCATTGGGTTTTCGGATCCAGACCGCGACCAATCTGCAGGTCGGTCAGGTCATACACGCCCGCTGCGGCCAGCATCAGCTCACCTTTGGCGTCTTTGACCGGATCGACGTATTCCCAGCGCGGCGTAAACCATTCGACCGTGATCTTGGCTGGGGCTTTAATCTTGCCGCTGAGCTTGGCCAGCAATAGCCAGCGGTCGGCAATCGGCGTTAAAAACAGCGGCACAAACATCAACCAGCGCCACTGCTCGGTGAGCGCCCGAAAATCGATCAGCCCAATCCGTGCCGAGCTGTAATTGACTTGCGAGAGATCGCCAGTGGTCATTTCATACGTTGAGCCCGCGCCTGCCGATGCCGCCCGCAACTGGCGGCGGCTGAATTCACCATCACCGGATGGCGTTGGGTGGCCGAATTCGACGCTTTCACCCGGCTTGAGGTATTCAATCTGCCCCGGCGCCACGCGGCTTTTGCGTGGACCACCCCCTTTGCCATCATCGGTTTGCTGCCCGAGCGCTCGGCTAGCGTCGGAAGTCGTCACAAAGGCGGTAAAGCAGGCCTCGATTTTTTTGCGGACGATTTCGGCGTCTTCGTAATCATCCAGATCACGCAGCTTCATAATCACCGGCGCCAGGCGCGGCATGCCGCGTACTTGCCCTGGGCGTTTCTTGCGAAACACCAGCAACACATCGGCGGCATCGACCCGCTTGGCCTGCATGGATTTGAACAGCCGCCCCACTTCGCCGGGGTGACGGTCAAACAGCCAGTAAGCAACCACTTTGCCAATCGAGTTAAATTCGACGCCGTTGATAATGTAGCCACCGCCCGCCAGATCTTCGGTCTTGAGGTGATCGAGGTGATCTGGCTCCAGCAACTGAATCTGCAGTGGCACCTCCATGCCGTCTTCGGGGCGGCGGGTGCGCAAGCGCACAATGACCTCACCCGATTCTTCAATCGTGCGGGCAGCCAGCTCTTGCAGACCGTTGAAATCCAGCCCGTCTTCAGCGCTGGCGACTTTCATCCAGCGCTTCCACAACTCATTGACGCCATCGTCCGACCAGCGCGCATTGATGCCGGTGCCGATGGCATGCGCGACAAATTTGTCGAAGATGCTCACCGCATACGGGTTATTGCGCGCCAGATCGCGGCTACGCTCGCGAATCTTTGGGGCTGATGCGCTGATTTCGGCGTTAGCCGAGCCGCCCGTGGTGTTCCAGCCCGAGGTGCGCCGCCCCGATTTTGCGCCCTCGTAAGCGCGCACTTGCTGCAAGGCCTGCCGAGCCGCAAAGCGATCTAGCCCAGCACGCGGCAAGAAGTAGCCAATAACGTTATCGAGCCACATGACGACGCGCCTTTAACTGATTACGGCGCTTTCTGGCCGCACGCTTGAACGTTGCCGCACCAGAACGGCGCGACGAGCCAAGCGGGTAACCAGCTGGCACTTGGAACACCGGCAAAGCGCCGCGAAATGCGAAGGCCATGGCGGCCAGAATGCGCATGAACATGGTTAATCCCTCGAAAATTCGGCCACGGCCGAGGTCGGTGTATAAAACTGAGCGTTTTGCGCGGCCAATTGACTTACAAGATCAGCGCGCGCCAGCAGCAGGGCTTGGGTACTTTGGTAGCGAATGCGCTTGCCGTCGTATTCGACTTCCAGCTCACCGCTGGCAATCGTGGCGTTCAGCGCATCGAGCTGGGCTTGAGTGGCGGCCATCAGTCTTTACCTACCTCATCAGCCATTTTCATTGCCTGATCAAACGCCTTACCGACTCGCTGAGCCGTATATGGCTTTGATTGGTCAGTTAGCGACCCACCTAGCGTCACCACATCAGCGACCACGGCAACAGGTACTACCGCTACATTCACCGCAACAGAGACAGCGCGATTCAAAAGCCCGAACATGATTTATCTCTCCAACCAGTCATCGCCCCGACCCGCGAGCCAGTCGGTTTCTGGCTCGCTATTCTCGGCGGCATTAAAAAACCCGCCATCGGGCGGGTTGCTTGGGGTTATTTCTTTGGGTATATCTTTCTGAACTAATTCTCTATTGCCTTCTGGCTCAATACCCTGACTAGGTAATGCGGCAAATAAATCGCCAACTCTCGGCTGCAATAGGTTTTCCAGCTGCATCCAGTCGGCTTCACGGCTGGCGTGAATCCGAATATCAGGGTGCAGCGCGGCGGCGTAACCATACACCCAGGTATCGAGCGCTTCATTGCGGCGGCCGCGTCGTTTGACCCAGCGGTTTTTCTCGGGGTCGTAGGCTTCTGCGGTGAGCTGCTTGTAGTAATCCTCGCCTAGATCAATCGAGAAATGCACCTTGCGGCGCGTGATCTCGATTTCTGCGTCGGCTTTCAGGCGCTCACTGAGCGTAGACTTGGCGGTATCGACCCCGACAAGCCACAGCTGCACGCCTTGCTTGTGCATTTGCCCTTTGTAATCGACATCTTGCAAGCTGGGCTTGCCGAGGATGGCTTTATTGGGCGTTGAGCTGCCTTTAATTGCAAATACGCGCTCGTGCTGCCATTTCCGGCAATAGTTGTAAACGTCATGCGTGTGATGCCCCCCTGAGTCGATGGCCGTGGCCATGATGCGCATTGGGATGCCGAACTGGTTGTAAATAGCGCGCTGGCGGTATTCGGTGAGCTTGTCCCATGTTTCATCGAGTGTTGGGCTGCCGTGAATGATGTGGTAATCGATCACCCAGTTAGCTTCATCACGACCCCAGCCGAGCAGCTGCAGCTCCAAGCGGTCATCTTGCGTATCGACACCGAGCGTGAGCAGCAAGCAGCCGACCGGAATGGTGCGGAATTTGAACGGCTCTGCGCGGGCTTTGAGCTCATCGGCATCAAGCGCGCCGCGGCGGTCTTCCCAAGTTTCGCCCAAGCAGGTGTTTACAAAGCGCTTGAGCTCGACCACATCGCCTTGCGCGTGCAGCCATTGCTGCGCCCGTTCCCGCCATGTACGCCCTAGCCCCAGCGGCGAATACAGCGAATTGATGTGATAGCCTCGGGTGGTGCGCTCAGGGTATTTGGCGACCCACTGCCCGGCGGCCAGCATCTTGGGCTTTTCGTGCTCTTCAATGTGGCAGCCACATTCGCGGCAGATGTACCAAGCGCGGTCTACTTCACCCGCGGCATTTTGCGACCAGCGCAGATTGCCCCATTCCAGATGCTGCATTTCGCCGCAATGCGGGCATGGCACATGGTAGCGGCGCTGATCTGAGCGCTCGTATTCAACTTCGATCCGGCTGGCGCCCTTGATGGTGGGCGTTGAAACCAGCAGTACTTTACGGCGCGGGAAGTTGTTGGTCCGCTCTTCAGCCAGACCAACCGGATCACCCTCGCCGTCCAGATCGCCCGGATAGGCATCGACTTCATCGAGGCCAAGGTATTTCACCGGCATCGAGCGCAGGCTGGCAGCGGAATTGCCACCGGCTAGCCGCAAAATACCGCCGGGGAATTCTTTGAGCAGCGCTTTGTTTTTCTTGTCGCGGCTTTGCTGGGCAAATTTTTTGGACAGCGAAGGCGACGCAGAGAGCATATTGCTCAAGCGCTGCTGACTCAGCAGCTCGGACACTTCAATGGTCGGCTCGACCACGAGCATGGGGCCGCCGTAGCGATCCATCACCGCACCGATCCAGTTGATCAGCGCTTCGGTACCCGCCACCTGCGTGGACTTGATAAATACCGTGCGCTCAACATCCGACCATGGGCTGAGGTTGTCCATGATCTCGCGCATAAACGGCACGCGATCGGTACGCCACAAGCCCGGCTCACTGGTCTCTGATTCGGTCAGTACGCGATTTTCATCAGCCCACTGGCTGACCGAGACCCGAGGCGGACGACGCAATCCGGCCGCCCAAGCTTCGCATGCGATCTTGTAGGCATCGGGCAGGTCGTGTGGGTTCATGGTGGCTTATGATTTTTTGGCCGCGCTAATCGTGGCGGGCAACTGCTCGGTGTTACGAACCAGCTCATCAAGCATGCGGGCACCTTCATCATCGAGCAGTTGGTAAATAATCTTTGGATCAGACTCTGCTGCCAGCACTGGCGCGATACGATCAGGCAAGCGCTCGATAGCGGCGCGAAAAGCAGCAGCCAGATCGGTGATGGCCTGCATCACGATATTGATATCGACCAGCTGGCCCAGCCGCTGGCGCTCATCGAGCTCAGCAATATTCGCCAAGTGGGTTTCGCGCTTGGCACGGGCAACTTGGTAGTCATACTCAAGCACCAGATCAGGCGGCATGATTGCATCGCCTTCCTGATACTTTGGAGGGTCGGGCAAATCCCCTCGCTGATCGGCCCAACGCTCTTTCACGCCCTGCTTGCTTGGGTCGGCGGTCTTTTCCAGCTGCAAAAGCGTAGCATCAACATCAATCAGCTTGCCGCAAGGGGCAAAAACCAGCCGACCCTTCTTACCCAGCTCAGTCACATAACTTGGCGACCAGCCCATCAGGGCAGCAAATTCGCCCTTTTTGGCTAGCGTAGTCATAGTAAAAACCTATCATTTCAGTGACTTAAGTAAGACTGAATTTCAGTAACTTTCAACCCCAGCGCCTAGCGCGAGATCGGGGTTCGAATTACCCGTGCCACGGAGGGCTAGGAAGGACCCGTGAGCCTTACAAAATCGACTAAGGATGGGGCAATGCCGTCAGACTGCCCCATCACGAGCCGAACGCCCTTGAGAATTCGTGTTCGAAATGTCGATCAACGGCTCTTTGACCAACACCATCAATATCCAGTCGGCGCTGATAGACAGCAGGACGAACAAAGGCAAGCACCATGCGGGTTTTCCATCCAAGCCCCCCTTGAATACCCTGATAAATCCCAGGAGGAAGTCTCTGTTTGTTGCCCGGCAACATCACAAAGAACGTTCCATTGCGGCGCTTGTTAGCCGCAATCACCTTCTCTTTTTTACTGGTGTTCGAATAGCCAGGCATCAGCTCCGTGCCAAGCTGGCTAATCACCTTCATGATAAAGCCCCGGCTAATGTTGCCGTACGCATCCAAGGGTGCGCCTCTAGCGGGAACAACTTGATACCCAGAAGGCAAAGCCCCCCTAGCTTGCAAAGCCAATTCAAAACGCTTCATGTGCCGCAGCCCACCAGTCGCCTGAACCGCAATCCAATGCCCAGCAGCACCCGCATCCTGAAACTCAACCGACGCCGACAGATTCGTTCGACCAGACTTGATCTGATAAGAATTGCCACTCGCATCGCTGCGGGTCTGCGGACCACCTTGATAAGTAGCGCCACGCACCCGCATCGAGTTCAAAGTAAACCGGGTTGGCCGATCAAAGACGCGCCGCATCTCCGCTTGCGCCTCAGCTTTGGCGTGGTAGGCCGTCTTGGTCATCGCAATCGCCGTGCACCGCAACACCTTCCTCTCAAGCTGAGCCCCCAACTGTTTTATCTGCTGCTGATCAATCTTGATCGTAATCATCACAGCACCTCAAAGGGTTTGAAACAGGAGCCAGCGGCTGCGCACTCAAGCGATTATCGACCCACGGGTCAGGCCAGCCAGCGAAACGATTGCAAGCATCTGCATTGAAAGCCGCCCTGCGTGCGTTGCCTTGAGATTGGGAGGAAGGCAAAGCTGTTCAGAGCCACACAGCGGCGGCCATCAATACAAACGCAAAAGCCCCACCACATTGCTGCAGCAGGGCTCATTAATTTCCACATTTCAAATGTGATTAACCAAGATCTTTAAGCAAAGATTTTAATTGTCGCAACTTACCCAACTCATCACCAACCGCCGACAACTGAGCATCAACCTCAATCGAAATTGACTCAATCTCTTCAGCCACGGAGGTCAATGTCGTGACCAAGCCAGCAAGACGCAAAGATAACTTTTCAACCTTCTCAGACTTCACCGCCATATTCTCAACCTCAGGACTTGAAGAAACTTTTAAACTGCCCAGCCCACCTACAACCTTCACCCGAACAAATGCGCCACGTGTCGGCTCTCGCACCAACCCATTCTCCACCAGAGAAGAAAGACAACCGTCAATCACACGAGCATCAGTCGAGGTCTTCGTCACCCTGCGAATTTCTTGAGTAATAAGCGCTTTTGACCATGCATCACCAATAGGCACTGCGTCATAAACCTTGCGAGCAATATTTGATAACCCACGATAAATCGATTCAAACCTCGCTCGTTGCATACAAACCCCTTAAACGCAAAAGCCCCGCACCGTCACCGATGCAGGGCTTCTCTCACTAAACAATCAATTATTTATTCAGCAACCAACTCTGAAACAGTAAACCAATCCTTCTTCTGCTCACCTGTCGCAGCCAAATATGAAACCTGAATAAAATCACCACTATCAACGTACTGAGCAACCCCAACCACGCAGCCGCGCTCACCTGACAAAGCCAATTTCACTGGGTCCTTCAACTGAAAAGCCATGCACACCTCATCGTTTAGTTACGGCCCGCCGCCGCTAGCATCAAATTTTAGGCAATAAAAAACCCGCCTCACTGGGCGGGTTATTCATCTGAACGCAACTTTGTTCACGATAGCTGAATCGTACAACACGGTAAAAATTGGCGTCAACACCTTTTTTTAAATATTTGCCGCCTCCTGCACCACAAAACGCCCACGAACCCCAGCGCCCAGCGGCAACTTCACCGCACCTTGCTTCATCTGTTGCCAGTGATGTGCAAAGCGATGCACCGCCGCATTACGCCGATAATTCAACGTCTGCTTGCTCAAACCCAAATACGCTGCCTTATCAACCATATCACCATAAGTCAGGTACACCAGCGCCAAGACCTCGCGGTCAGATGAATTCGGCAACTTGCGAATCAACCGATCAGTCGCCTCAAGATCGGCACGTTGAAACACATACGACCGATCATCAATCCCGGTAATCCGCACCTGGTACACAAACCCACTGGGCAACATATCAAGACAAGCACCACCACCCAGCGACTCACCATACTTAGCCTGAGCAAAACCACCCGAGCTTTCAAACTCCAACTCCTTCAAACGAGCCAAAGCTTTCAACTGCGCATCAAAGTTTACTAATAACTGCATATTGCCTCCCGTCAATACCCCACGGAGGCCACCACGCTACTAAGGTCTTTGCCCTAGTGCTTTGTATTTACGACTATTCTACCCCAAAAACAAAACACCCCGAAGGGCGCTGGGTAAGTAGTCGCGTTTAAAATGGGACTACCCTAAACCACTTATCACCCCAGAGCTTGCTGCTGTGTGATAGTCCTGAGCACAAACCTGAATGAATGCAGCCAGAACAGCCGGATTATTCTTGGCATAACCCTCGCCAAACTCGCAATCAATCATCCGAACCGCACTCACCAAATAATAATGCGCGGTCTCTGTTGCCTGTTTCATTGCCTGCTCGCCTGTCATTTTAGTCTCCAAAGGTGATTCAATTTATCTGTCCACTGTTTGTCTGGGGTTTGTCCAAGGCCAAAAGCATCTAAACCCGCGTAAACACTAGCTTTGTCTACCTTGTCTACCTTGTCCAAGGTAATAATATATATTACACACCCGCGTGTGCGCGTACGGGGACGCAAAACAACCATAGACACGGTAGACAACCTAGACAAACCCAACAAACGCAAGGCTTTGCTTGAATTTGTCACGGTAGACAACCATAGACAAACCCTAGACACAATCGCTTTCTGGGCGGATAAATACCCACGGACGATAATTACTGCCTGCAACAGCAGAACCCCGCCGCTTATGCCATTTCAAGCGCTTCATTATTTTCCCCACCCGCTGCTCGTGCCGCTCCATGATCTTGTCTTGCGAAAAGCCAATTGCACCTATCAATATCTGATTGGTGGTCGCTTTATTGATCGGGCCTGTCATACCCTCATAGTCATTCGACTTCCCGCGACCATCCAGCCAGCGCGTAATCGGCTCAATCCACGAATCCGACAACTGCCGCGCATCACGCTCGAACTCAAGCTCCTCCATTACCCCTTCGGAGTAAACCCACCACTTATGCTTTGCACGATAAAGCGCCACCGCCTCAGCCCAATACTGATCCCGATTAGCCTCAATCAATGGCAAATCACCAATCTGCATAGCCTTAATTGGAATAAACCGCCGCCCGCCAGTTGGGTCATTCAACCATTCATCATCATTCGTTGTTCCCAAAAATACGCACTCGCGATCCTGCTCCATTGGGTGCCGATCATACGGCGCGCGGAATTTATCGGTACGCCGCGAGATCGCCAACTTCACCGCAGTCCAATCCTGCGCACGGCGGAATGAATTCATTTCACCAATTTCAATCCCCCACTTACCCTGCAAGCACAAATAAAAATCTTTTCCAGACGGATCCTCTGACTGCTCAAGATAAAATCTGGGCGAAAACAAACCACGAATCGCCGTCGATTTTTGCGCGCCTTGCGGCCCTTCAAGCACGATCATTTCATCTACCTTGCACCCAGGCTGATAAATCCGCGCCACCGCCGCCACCATAAAATTCTGACCCGCCTCCCCCGCATACGACTCCAGCGACCCAAACACATCATTAAAAATATGTGCCAAGCGAGAAACACCATCCCAGCGCAGCGAATCCAAATACTCCCGCACAGGGTGAAACGAGCAATCCTGCCCCACAGCCAACACAGCACGATCAACCACACTCGAATCTTTCAAATCTAAGTCGTACCGCTTTTGCAACCACATCAGCGTCTTGGTCGTATCGACATCAGACCACGCCCCCACTTCGCCACCAAAATACGGCGGCGATTTTAACTTCTCAATTCGTTTTGCAAATCGGTTGTAGGCAATCACCCCGCGCCACGCCAAATCGTGCATCAAAATCAAATGCACATTGTAAAGCACAGCCTTATATGTCCCGGTCTTTGGATTCACCACCAATTCATCTAGCCAATCATCCTGCTCGACCGGCATACCCTCTTCTACCCTACCTTCGGCTTGCGCAGGCAGCGGCTCTTGCACCGGCTCTGCGCAAGCCCAGTGTTGCGTAGAAATGCTTTTTTGATAACCCGGCTCACGTCGAGCAGGCCGCCAGCCTGCATCAGTCGCGGCACGGTAAATCTTCCCCACACCGATACTGCTCAAATTGGTAAACGACTGCCACTTACGATACAAAGAATCAGAGCCGCCATACTTCGCCGACTTAGCCGACCAGCGATCCCACAAAGCAAAGCCAGACTCACCCAGCCCTGCTTTCAACGCCATGCCCACATCCACCCACAGGTGATAGTCCTCGCAATCAACATGCGACAAAGCCCCCTCAAGTCGCTGCGGGTCAAGCTCGTCATTCACTGCTTGTACCCCACCATGGGCTACCGCAACGGGTTGAACTTTGGGCAAATTTGAAGGGGGATTAACCTTGCCCTTGACCACATCGTACAAACGCTGCAACACCTCTGCACGGATCGGCATGACTGGCAGCGGGTCTGGATGGTAGGAATTACCCGTCATCGTAAAAAATTGACGCCCGCAGAAAACCTCAACACCCACGCCATTATCTTTAAAGGTCTTGGTCTCACCCTCAACAATAATATGCACGCCCGTGCCGCTCGGGCTCCATTCGGTATACGAGCCGCACGCCTTGATAATCCCCTCGGCACGATCCTTGCGCTCACCCTCCTCACCAAATGCGGCATCAATATCAATACCGATCAGGCCATCACCAGGCAAAAACGCAAAACCAAGGCCGCTAAATCGGCCAGCAGCCACCGCTGATTGCGCCTCAGCATATGTCACCAGCGCAGCACGATCACCGTCATCACCCTGCGTACCCGCACGACGGCGACCATTGGCGTAATACGGCATTTTGCGCGGTTTTTTACCCGCCTCACCATCCTCAAATCGCCAAACCAACCACTGCTTACGGTCGGTCAATTCAGCGGGAAAAGACGTAGAAGATCGAACTGGATCACCCATCACGCCGCACCCCCTTGACGCACCACGCTGGGCTGCAGGGTGATGGCTTTGGCCTGCTCGATGCAGCCTTCCACCGCCCACAGGGCATTGGCGATGATTTCGTTGTTGTACTGAACATCACCCGAGCCATTAAACTGGCCCTGCAACATCACCACAATCGCCTCAGCGCGCAGCAAAGCACAATAGAGGGCATCAACTTCAATACGAGATACAGCGGGGTTTGGAACGAAATACTGCTCGGGGGTACAAAATAAATCAGACGGATTTTGGGCTGTGTTCAGCATGATGGGCGCTCCTTGGCGAGACTTAGAGCCACCCACATTCTTTCGACGGAATAGGGGTGGGCGAGAGAGTTCGAAACACGTACCAAGCCGTGCGGACGCCCTCACGGAACGCCCCTCCTCGCCCATTGATCTTTGACGGGCAAAAGAAAGCCGCGCTTTGCAGACAAGGGCGCGGATACTGCTTGGTATTGGTGTTTCGAGCACCGTGCCAGCAGTATAGCGCCGTTTTATTGTGGAAATCAAACCTTCAATCACGCCCCTTCTCCCAATGCTCACGGCACACCATCGCCGCCTCTTTTGCTGTCGCCAAATTAAACGCCAGCCACTTATCTACCGGATGCCATGCCGCATACGTCGGCACACCATCGCTAAAATGCTTCACCAGCCGATACCCTTGTTCGCTTGCAGCGTAATACGGGGTCACTGGCTCAAATTTCACCGCTTACCCGCCCGCTTCATCGCCATCATCAGCTGCCGATCCCGCTTGCGCTGCATCATGCGGATATGCTCCGGGTCAGCTTTCTTTTGGGCATCACGGATCAGCTTGGCGCTCATCGCCAGGGTCACGCGCTTTTCGCGTTCCAGATTGGCGTAGGCCTGATCAAACGTGGGGTCTTTGTAAACGGAACTAGGCATCATTCATCGCCTTCAAATTCATCAGCAGCAGCGCGCATACTTTTTTGGCTTGCTGCTTTTTCTCACTCGGCTTCACCTTGCCCACCAGCCACGCCGATTTATTCAGCTGCACCTGCACAAAGCTCATGTGCGGCGCAAACATCGGCCTCGGCTTGGCGCGGCTCATTACTGCGCCATGCCTTCAAGGCGAATCAGCAAGGTATTCAGCGCGGCCTGCATGCGGTACACCTCGCTGCGCACCTTCTGCACCTCGCAGTGCTGCACCACCCCATCGGCCAGCGTATCGTCCACCGCCTTGCCCACATCACCATTCGCCCGCCACACCCGCGTCACCAGCTCCAACACCGCCAGATCACACGCCGGCGCATCGCGATCCACCGCCGCCGCCACAAAGCCATGATTCGCGCACAGCGCATGGATCACCCCGTAATCACCGGTAATCGCCATCAGGGTATCGAGCTCAATCACATTCAATTTGTGCGTGGCCTGATTCGGGTTCACCTTATTGCGCAGCGTAGACGCCCCACAATCAACCCCAGCCTTACCCATTGCCGCGCTCAGCGCCTCGCTACCACCGGGGAATTGATGCACCAACTGATACATCGCCATCGCTAAAGTCGTCATCACCACACCTTGAACGTTGAAAGCAAAATTGCTCATTGTTTAAAAATGCCCAGCCGCTAAAGTACGGCCTGCAAACGTTGTAAAAAGCACCCGTGTTCAGACGGGTGAAAGAGCGGCCTGTGGGAGGGCTACTCGGTGGAATTCTTAGCGGTGCCGCGCAGGTAAGCCCAATCAACACCTGCACACAGCAAGCGCCATGCGATAGGCTGATGCACCGCAATACGACCAAGCACTGAGTACGGCAACAAATCAGGCCAAGCACAAACAGTTGGCTGTTTTACGCCAAGCGCCTCAGCTGTTTTTCGCTGCCCACCAAAATGAGCAATTACGGTCTCTTTTTTCATGAAGGGGAGTATAGCCGTGTCTATTATAAACGCGCAAGCCATATCTATCTTTCAATGCGATAGCCTTGCCTATATGAGCACACTACAAGAACGAATCTCCCTTCTTCTCAGCAAGACAGGGATTACTCAAAAAGACCTAGCAAATCGAATTGGTATTAAGCAGCCATCCGTCGCGGCGTGGCTAAGCGGGAAAACCAAGCGAATTGAAGGCGCGAATCTCCTAAGAGCGGCCAAGGCGCTCGAGGTAAATCCAGAATGGCTAGCAACTGGACAGGGCGAAATGCGCCCTCAAGAAAACCAAGAAAGTGAGGGTATGTATCCGCGCGCCCCATCCAAAGAAGATTACGCACTGATACCCCAGTACAGCACCAAGGGCGCGTGCGGCAACGGCCATTACAATGATCACGTTGAAGTGGTGGGCGGGCTCACCTTCAAACGCAGCTGGCTGGATCGGCTGGGCATCAACGAACATCAGGCCTGCGTCATTTATGCCACAGGCGACAGCATGAGCCCAACGATCCACGATGGCGACGTAGTGTTGATCGACCAGGCTCCGCACCCCGCCCGCACCGGCGAGGTCTACGCCATCATGATGGATGATGAAGTCATCATCAAACGGCTATCCAAAGAATTCGGCCTGCTCTTGCTGCGCAGCGACAACGCCAACAAAGCCGCCTACCCCGACATCACAGTACCACCCCAGCATGAGCTGCAAATCATCGGCCGCGTAGTGTGGCGCGGAGGTGGGCTGTAAGCAATTACCGCAACATACTGCTTACTTTCTGTTGATAGTTCTGTGTATAATTAGTGATAACTTGAACATAAAGTTTTGGTTCATTTAGTCGATCTAATAAAGCAAGGCAGTAACGCGAGCATTTCTCGCATTTTTTTACGCCTACTAGTTTGCACAGAAATCTTGAGGAGCACTGACATGAGAAACGCTTACCACCCCGTCGTGGCTCAAGGCGCACATCAAAAGTTAGCGCCGGTTTCTGTTGCTCAAACAAAAAACAACCCCTCTGTTGCAGCTTCAATTGAGCGCGCCTGCCTATTTTCGTTTGAAGCGGTGCAACACATGAAGGTTTTGGCGTGGCCGAAAACCCGATAAACACCCCAGAAGATCAATACGCTACATTCACCAAAGATGATTTAAAGCGGCTATTTGACGCATATACCCCCGCCGATGTTGATAATAAAACCAAGCAGGTGCTGGTGGGCGGCCAGTCGTTGGTCATTTGGATGTTTTATTACGGCATTGATGGATCAGCATCAAAAAACCCCTATTTACTGACCCATGACGTCGATTTTTTAAGCAATCTGGAAGATGCCAGAGCATTAACCCGGCGACTAAACGTCACGCTCACCGAAGCTGGACTAAGCAATCCCGATCCTTGCTGCGCAACATCGGTTTTTGATTCGGTGAATGGCGGCAAGCTGCGCCTTGATTTTCTAAAGACCGTCTGCGGCCTCGACATCAAAAAATTGCGCGCCCGATCTATCCCCTGCGACTTTCCGGAGCTGGGCACCATCTGGATCATGCACCCGCTCGACTGCCTGACCAGCCGCATTGCCAATCTTGCGCAGATCCCAAGCAAGCGGGACTCCAACGGCGTAGAGCAAGCAAGAATGGCACTTGAGGTAGCAAAAAAATACTTTACCCAGCGCCTAGCCATGTCACCTTCTGACGCGCACCATGACGCTCATTATTTACGCGACCTTGCCAACTCCAAATATGGGCTGTATTGCTTTCAGCAATACCGCATTGACGTTCTGGAGGCAGTTACCCAGCACGAAAAAATATCACCCCAATTTGCAGAAATTGAATGGCCCAAAGTTAAGCTGCGCATTCAGCTGCGCCGCGAGAGCCAGATGAAACTCCAAGCTGAAATGGCCTACGCCAAACACCAGCGCGAACAAAAGAAAAAGACAGGATAAGCGTCTACACATCAGTGTCGCCCATTATCCCGACCCAGCCCAGCAAAATTCCCTTATTTCTTTACCGGGTGTAAATTTCTCCTTGCTTACTTTGGAGAGTAACACCATGTTCAAAAAAATCATCCTGATCCCTATCCTTTGCTGTGTCGCGGCCAGCGCCCTCGCCGCCAAACCGAAAAAGACCCGCGCCACTTTTTTTCAAGGCGTCATAAACATCCAGCCAGACACCACCAAATTAACCTCAGCGCAAACAGCCGGCAACGACCCCAGCTGCATTTATGGCGCGGCACAAGCACTTTCAAAAGCCACACCACTGCAAAAAGATGAGTACGAAAAAACAGCCGATTTTGAATCCCGTCTTGAAGCCTATAACGAAAAACTAGGGAAGATAAAGATATGTGGCGACCTCACTGTGGGCAATCAATTCGCCATCGCCTACTATGCTGAGCAATCCTACGATGCAGACCGCGAGCTACTTACGCTCAGCATTGAGCAGGACAAAGCCAGAGGCACCGGCTGTGGGATCACTCTTCCCAACGGCTACAGCGAGAAAAATGGCAAAACCTACACCGGGCAAAACAGCTTTGGGGTAAAGAAGAAAATCAAAACCATCTACGCCACCGAAAAAATACTGGCTGAAAATGAAACTTATCGACCGTGCGGCACTGAGCCCGTACAAATATCAATGCCGCCAGAGCAGGCCAAAAAAATGCAATTTGTCCGTGCACTGCGGATCGGCCGCCTAAGCAGCCCTTATTTTACGATCCACAATGAAGAAGGCACGCCAACCATAAGCGATCCAACGCACATCTTCTGGGCTACTGGCCACGCACATGTGGAATGGACTGATACCATTTACTTTAACATGATCACTGGGGACATCCTTAGACCCCAATAATCATCCTGCCTTAGCCCAAACACCAACCCGCCTCGGTGGGTTTTTTTAACGAACAATAATCAACCAAATATGGTTGACTTATATTTTTGTAATTGTTAAGATTGCAAGCGTGGGAAGTTTACTTTTCACTGTTTTTACGACAAGGAGTCACATTATGCTTACCCCGTTTGGAAAATACTTGCGTAAATTACGCATCGACCATGGGAAGCTACTAAAAAGTATGGCCGATAGTTTGAAAGTTACGTCCTCTTATCTAAGCGCTGTGGAAATGGGTAAAAAAGCAGTACCAGACAGCTGGATTGGCGAAATCGCAGCCGAATACCAGCTTGACGATAGCGAACAAAAAAAACTAAAAAATCTAGCTGAAATGTCCAAACCAGAGTTTAAAGTTCAAGTCCCAAAAGAAGCCAGCGACATTGCTAGAGAAACTGTTGCGGTATTTGCTCGCAAAGCAGCAAGCCTGGACGATGAAGCGTTTAGAAAACTTTTGGAATTACTTAAGAAAGGAGAGTAAGAAATATGCACCACGGCATTAAGGTGCCAGCACAAAGCTGTGACAGCATAGCGTCAATTGTTGAAGCGCTTCGTACTGGATGCAAAGTAAATGGTGTAATCAAATTTCCAATCGTAGAAGCCCTAGAGCTTTTGGTCGCAGAAGGCTTTCAAGTTTTGCCCATAGATGAAATGGGGGAAAATGAAGGCTTAACCTACCCTGACTCAGGGGTAGTTTGCATCAGAGAGGACGTCTACGAAAAGGCAGTTGATGGCGACCCAAGAGCCCGATTCACTTTGGCTCATGAGCTTGGTCATCTAGTTCTTCATAAAAATATTGGATTAGCGCGCTCCAATTCAAATTTAGTAATGAAGATTTATGAAAATAGCGAGTGGCAAGCCGATGAATTTGCGGGTCAGCTACTTGCACCAGATCATATCATTGCCAAAATGAAAACAGCCGCTGAAATTGCAGCAAAATGCGGAATTAGCCTAAGTTCAGCCATGATCAGGCAAAAGAAAAAGAACCGATAAGTTTGCAGACTTATCGGTTCTTTATGGCTAGGAATTTATTCCTAGTGTTGGATCTCCGACCTCCAGCAACATCTGGAAAATTGGAAAACCTTAGTAACGTAGAGAACTACTAAAGTATACCAATTAGGACAGAATGTCCAGAGTAATAGTGTCGGCAACCTTTGATAAAAGGAGTTGCCACCATGGGTCCAAAATTGGTTCATGTTCGCACTTACTCGCGTTATCGCTATGGTCAATGGGAGCAAGTATGCACCCATTGGCGTAGCCTTCCACGCGGCTAAACAAACTAACCCGCCACGGCGGGTTTTTTCTTGCATATACACCCGCCACACTCCACCCCTTCAATTTTGCTTTTCCCTGCCATGCGTGTAAATTTCTAAAGGCTTACTTTGGAGAGTAAAAGCATGGAAAACTTTACCCAGCGCATCAAAACGCACATCCAGCACGTCAATAATGTCGGATCACACTGCAATAGCGAAGAAACCACCAAACAAGCATTGATCCTACCCCTGCTCGACATCCTGGGCTTTAGCCCCTACGACCCTACCAAGGTCAAAGCAGAATACGCTGCAGATTTCCCGGGTGCAAAAAACAATGAGCGCGTTGATTACGCTTTGTTTTGCCAAGGTGTACCCGTCATGTTTATTGAGGCCAAAGCCTTTACCGAAAAACTCAGCAATCACGCCCCCCAGCTGGCGCGTTATTTCAACGCCACCCCCGAAGTTGCTGTAGCCGCACTCACCAACGGGCAAGAATGGCGCTTCTTTACCGACCTGAACAACAAAAACGTGATGGATGAAAAACCCTTTCTGACCGTTGATTTTTCATCGGGTGAGATTGAAGAAACCCAGCAGCTGGCTCGCTTTCGCCACGACCAATTCCAGCCCGATGCGCTGCGCACCCTCGCGGAAGAAAGCATTTACCTAACCGCATTCAAAGCCGCCATCAGCAGCAGCCTACGCGAAGTAGACGCCGAATTCGTGCGCTACATCGCCACCAAAGCCAATATCCAACGTCAATTCAATCAGCGCTTCATTGATTCAATCACCCCACTGGTTCGCCAAGCCGTCGAGAGAGCTGTGAGCGAAATGGTGCTCACAGGATTATCCAGCCCCAGCGCCGAAATCAGCCAAGCACCGATTGCCGCCGAGCCACCCACCAACGCCAAGAGTGAAGATGGCGACTGGGTTCATCCAGACAATTCGCGCATCATCACCACCGCAGCTGAACGCCGCCTGCACAACATCGCGCAAGAAATCTTAGGTGACGAGCATGACGTTCAGGCCAAAGACACTGAGAGCTATTTCACCCTGCTCTATCAAGGTAAAACCAACCGCTGGCTGCTGCGCTATTACGGAGACAAAAAGCAACCCACCATCAGCCTGCCTTTTGACATATCGGAAAGCCAGAAAAACGAAATCAACCGCGCCGGGCTTAATCTAGCCAGCAACGGGCACATCAATTTGGACAAGCCTGAACACCTACACCGTATCAGCGGCCTGTTGCGTGATGCCTTAGAACACGCCTGCAACGATGAAAACTTCAAGCGCCAGACCGCATAAGTCCTTACGACCACGATCACCCCAACCGCCTTCGGGCGGTTTTTTTACGCCCAATCAAAATAAAATAACCATACCTATATTTTTCTATTGACCAAAAAGATAGACGTGGCTATATTAACCCCATCACCCCAACGCGCAGCGGTGCCGTAACGGGTGACGGCCACTCTCCAAAGCAAACCCAACCGCTGCGCCCAATAAAAAACCCGCCTTGGCGGGTGGGATGCGGGAAATGGATAGCAATCAGCCTTTTTTAGCCATCAGCAGCGAATCAACGCCCGAGCAGATGCTGCACGCTTGCCAACAAATGTTTAGCTTGGCGAGCCGCTTTGGCCTATCCGACGAACTGCAAATCATGCTGGTGATCGAGCTGCTATTGCGCCAGGGAGAAGAAGTATGGCTCACATTCGGGTCAGCTCAACCCACGTTCGCCCCTCGGCATCGTAAACCCGAACTTTCAGGCCGCTTTGCGAAGCATGCTGATTTAGTTGCTGCATTAGCGCTTGATCCGACAGCTCACGGGGAAACATCGCTAGAACACCACCCCACGGCCTCGATTCACGCCCCTGCTGCTGCGCCTGATCCAGAAAATCTTGCAACGCACTACCAATAAACACTTTTTCCACGGCGATTCCTTGTTAATCAGTTGAATGAAAGTCTCGGTAAAGACTTCAACAGTTTAGCAGGGCAATCGCCACCCAAACCTAGAAACACCAACCCAAGGAGGCCAGAAATGGCACGTTCAGCAACAGACACCCTACGCGACATCGCGGGCGGCGAATTGGTCGAAGACCTTGGCGAAGCCATTCGCGAGCTCAATACCGCCATCAGCCTGATCGACAGCAAAAAAGGCGGCAGCATTACCCTCAAGCTCACCGTCAAACCGGCAGGCCGCCAATCCGGCGCGCTGAATGTGGGCTACGACATCAAAACCAGCAAGCCAAGCCTGCCACGCCGCGAGTCGATCATGTTTGGTACGCCCGAAGGCGACATGCTGGCCACCGACCCAACGCAACGCCAGCTGGATCTGCGCCAGGTGGACACCAGCCCAACCACCGTGCGTGATCTACCCATCCAAGTTACCCAACTGAAACAAGCCTAAGGACACACCATGTCAGAACACATCGAAGCCGCTTTGATCAATCAGCCCTGCAGCGTTGAACAGCTACTGAAAGCAGCGCAAAAACCCTTCCAAGAAAACATCGAGCTCGATAGCTACGGGCAGGGGTATCGCCCTGTAGTCTTTGTGCCAACTGGCTACAAAGCAGAATACCCCGACTTTGAAAGCAAACTAGCCGCGCCGCTACGCAAAACCGGCACGGTTACGCTGGCCGATACCGAGAGCTTTAACTGGTACCTGAAAGAACACGGCGAAGCGCACCGCACCCGCATCTACCTCGAAGCCGACTACGAAGCGGGCAAGGTCGAATTCACCGCTCTGCTGAACGACCACCAAGCCGACATCGACAGCCCGGCATGGCGCGACCACATCGCCAAATTCAGCCCGAAAAAATCAGTGGAGTGGAATCGCTGGGTGGGCAACAACAAGCAAGCCATGTCGCAAAACGACTTTGCCAGCTTCCTTGAAGACAATCTGACCGAAATCGCCGAGCTCGAAGGCCTACCAACCGCCAGCCAGCTCATGGAAATGGCGCTGAATTTTGAAGCCACCAGCGAAAAACGCTTCAAGAGCCATAGTCGCTTGCAATCGGGCGGCATCCAATTCGAGTTTGTCGATCAAGAAGACGATGCCACGCGCCAGAAAATGAGCATCTTCGAGCGCTTTGCCATCGGAATTCCAGTCTTTGCCCAGCCACTGACCGAGTCAGACCAGATCGTGGCCTACCGCATCGATGCCCGTATTAAGTACCGCATTCGCGATGGCAAATTGACCTTCTGGTATGAGCTGGTGCGCACCGACAAAGTGCTGAAAAAAGCCAGCGAAGACATCGTAGGCGAAATCAAAACCGGCAGCGGCTTCCCGATCCTAGCCGGTAAAGCGTTCTAACAGCTCCCAGCGTATAGCGCCCTGCCCGCAGGACGCTATGCGAAGTGAGCTCAATCAAGGAGGCCGACATGCTTCACACCATTCAAACCACCGTGATCGACACCACGGACGATTTCAGCATTTTGAATATCTGGCACGCCAAAGGCTGGCGCATTACCTCAATTCGCGGCGATGAATACCTCGCCAGCAAAACCGTGCTGGTGCCGGCATGAACCGCGCCATCTTGATCGACTTCGCCAAATACATGCTCGGCGGCGTGCTGTGGACGCTAGGCGGGATCGCTTTTTTAATCATTGAACAGGCATTGACTAAATGAATACACGCCTAGAACTGGTGCGGCCAAGCACTGACATTCACCCCTTGCGGCGCCGACATTTCCGCAGCGAATTAGAGCAGGCCGAGTACGCACACTCAGCAATTAAATTCAAGCGGCACAACGAAGAACGCCTGATGGATTGCGAGTTTTTGCGCGAAAAACTGCCCAAATGCAACCCAGTAAAACGCGCCATCGAGAGCGATTTTTTTACCGCCATGACAACAGCTTGCTGGTTACAAGCCGAGCTATCTGCCAGCCAACAATCCATCATTATCTGGTGCTAACAACATGACACAACTGATCATCGGCCTACACGGCCAGGCTGGCGCGGGCAAAGACACCGTCGCTGATTTTTTGGTAGCCAACCACAATTTCGTCAAAATCGCCTACGCCGACAAGCTGCGCGAAGAAATCGCCCACGCTTGGGGTATCAAGCCAGAACTCTTGATTAATCGGGCACAGAAAGAAATACCCCAAGTACCGCTAGAGATTAGCCGCTGCCAAGATAGCCGCTTTGTGCGCTACATCCTGGACAAACTCAGCGATGGTAACGAAGCCGCTTGGTACCTCGAATCCGCCACCCCACGCAGCCCGCGCTGGATCATGCAGCAATGGGGCGACTACCGCCGCAGCGTATTCGGTGAAGATTATTTCCTGATCGAAATGGCCAACAAAATCGCCGAGCTCGACAGCCATGTGGTGATCAGCGATGTGCGTCTTGATAAAGAAGCCGAGCAGCTCAGCGTGGACTACAAAGCCCACCTCTGGCGCATCCAGCGCCCTAACCTCGCAGCCGTTCAAGCGGACAAAACCGAGGCCGGTATCGCCCTCAACTGGATCGACGTGGACATCATCAACATCGGCAGCATCAACGATCTGTATGAGCACGTAGGCGACGCGCTAAATAAAGCGACATTCGGCTACAAGGCACGGAGGGCGGCGTGATGAGCGGGCAACACACAAAAGAGCCATGGCTCCTATCCGAAAGACCGCACGGCCCATTCCTAGGTATTTACTCAAATTTCACCATCGATGGAAAACCATGCTTTTCGGGGAGGCAGGCCATTGCTTCGGTTCACTACGAAGGCAAAAAGGGTAGCGCCAAGTACCACGAAATGTTTAAAGCCAATGCCCGCCGCATCGTGGCATGCGTCAATGCGCTAGCCGAATGCAATATCGATGACATCGAATACTGCGTAGAAAATGGCTGGTCGCCATTTAGTGGCAATGTTTTTGCTTCGCGTGTCGAATTGCAGCGCCAACGTGATGAGCTGCTAGCTGCGCTGATTCAGGCCAAAGAACTAATTGAGACTGCCGTGCCATTTGAGGGCGCCGTGATGCGACAGATTAAAGCCGCCATCGCCAATGCGGAGGCCAAGCCATGAAACTCACTCGCCCAGCCAACCTCGCCAAAAAATGCCTCGCTAGCGTCGCACGCGTGCAAAACGTACTCAACGCCATCATTGCCGACGAGATCCACAGCCACACGCATCGCGCCACGGTGGGCGAACACTACAGCAACTTCACCCGTTTTCGCGATGTCGCCATCGACTACGGCATGGTAGAACTGATCGAGCAAACCGGCATCGGCAAAGGCATGGTGATTCGTCTACGCAAGACGCACACCCTGCCCGAATTCGACTTCACAACCAACCCACCACCCGTGCGCATCACCCAAGCAAAACCCACTATCGTCAAGGCCGCACCCAAAAAACGCGGCCGCAAACCCGAAGCCGAAAACCATATTGCTGATGCCAACAAAATGGTCAAAGCCAAAACCGAAAAAGCCAAAACCGAAAAAGCCAAAACCGAAAAAGCCGCCACCGTAGGGCGCACTGAGCGCAGCGCGTCGCGCCGCAAAGCCGCCAAGCAGCAAGGCGACGGCAGCGTATTAAAACCGAAATTCAACCACAGCATCGAGCCAGCCCGCGACCGCCACCAGCTCGACCACTTCGAAAGCTACGGCCCCAGTCGCATCGAGATCATGCGCAAAATCGAAGACATCGGCGGCTACCAACCGTACATGCGCCAAAGCAACACCGAAAACCGCCGAGTGCACCAGGCCAAGGGGAGATATTGAGAAATGAGCGATAAAACAAAAGCGATTCAATTAGCAGAAAAGCACGATGTAATCAAAACGTGGCTCGAAACAAATCATGAAGTATGGGCCATTGATGCCGCAAAAGAACTGCGCCGCCTTGATGAAGAAAACATATCACTACGCGCGCAGGTTTCTCGGACAAACCGCGAACTGGAAATTGCTCACGATCAACTTTCGCTACTTACCGGAGCGCAGCCAGCCAGCAATCCGGTCGGCACTTTGTTTAACGGCGAGTTTGTTTACATCAACCATGATTTTGATTCAGTCCCCAACAGGCATTACAAGCTCTACACCGCCCCACAGCAAGCGCCAACGGGTGAAGAACTGCAAAAGCTCCTGAATAATGCCTACGCAAAAGGCCGTGACGATGCTAACGCAGCGCGTGATTTGATGGCACAGCAAGCGCCAGTAGACGAGCGCGATCTGCCAAATGTTGTTCGCACAGCGCCAAAAGATATTTTCCTATGTCTTGGCGAAGACGATGACGATGACGTTCTTAATGCTGACTTCAAAACATTAGAAGAAGTTAGCTGGAGCGATGACAAACCTGTGCCGCACGTTATCAAATACACCCGCGCCGCACTCAAGCCAGCAGTGCCGGATGGGTGGCAACTTGTGCCGAAGAAAGTAAATGACGAGATGGTAGCTGCGTTCAATGACGCCTTTGAGCAAACAGACGACGGCTACGGTGTAAGACCTGACGCCGAATGGAAAGCCATGCTCGCAGCAGCACCGCAGCCAGCGCAGGGGAAAGAATGATGGCTTATGTCCGAGAAGAAAAATATCACGAAACTTTGCAAGTTAGGCTGATGGTTAGTGAAAAGACCAAAGAAGAAACCCGCGAGCCTTGGCGTTTTGTATCGGTTGAATTCGATTCAATGGATCGTATTACGCCAAAGGAATTACGCGAACTTGGGAAGTGGCTAGTAGCAGAGGGTAAGCGCATCGGCCGTGAGTACAAATCAAACGGAGCACCGAAACAACAGCCAGAACAGGGAAACGGCCATGTTGCGTGATGCACCGAGCAACACCTCGGAATGGTTAGCAATCCAGCCAAGTAGCTAAACCAACGCTGCAGAATGAACAACCGATTATTTAGAATCAACCGTGCAACGTTACACGGTGCAGGAGCCCCAAAATGCCGACATTTTTAACCCTACACGACATCCTTAGCGCGCTGCAAGTCAGCAAATCAGCCCTCTATCAATGGATCAGAGATGGCAAATTTCCAGCCCCGACCAAAATCGGCAAAACCTCACGCTGGAACGCAGAGACTGTAAATCAAGCGCTCGCCAAACTTTCACCACCAAATCAATGAAAACCCACACCCCAAAACCCCAGCCACATGGCTGGGTTTTTTTTTGCCCCCAAACTTGGTAGGATGCTTAAAAAAACCTTGTTCGCACTGCGCCGCACTATACGCCAGCGAACGGAAAACCGTGTAACAAACCGTGTAACATTTACCAAACAACAAAGGCAAGCCCAACAAAATCAAGGGCTGGAGACTATAAATGCTCTTGATGATCGATAACTACGACTCGTTCACCTACAATCTGGTGCAATATTTTGGTGAGCTGGGTCAGGACGTTCATGTCCACCGCAACGATGAAATCACACTTGAGCAGATCGAAGCGCTCAAGCCGAAATATCTGGTTATTTCCCCGGGCCCTTGCTCGCCACTGGAAGCCGGTATTTCTGTTCCAGCCATCAAGCATTTTGCAGGCAAACTGCCGATCATGGGCGTTTGCCTGGGGCATCAGTCGATTGGTGAAGCTTTTGGCGGCACGGTATTGCACGCCAAAACCCTGATGCACGGCAAAGTATCGCCCGTCATCCATAACAATACCGGCATGTTCAAGGACATACCCTCCCCGGTTACCGTAACGCGCTATCACTCGCTGGCCATCGAGCGTGAGTCGCTACCTGATTGCCTTGAAGTCACCGCATGGACCGAGGACGGTGAAATCATGGGCGTGCGCCACAAGACACTGGCGATCGAGGGCGTACAGTTTCACCCCGAATCCATCCTGACCGAACACGGCCACAAAATGCTCGATAATTTCCTGAAGGAATGGGCGTAA